AAAGTATATCTATTCAGTAGGTCAAGGATCAAGTCCTGATTTACAATTGGCAATTGAAAAGGCAACACTAATTGCGAAAGCAGCTCTTGCTGACCAATTGCAAGGTGAAATGAATCAAAGAAGTGAACTATATATCACAGAGATTGGTTCAAACACTAACAAAGAAGTTGCTTCAAAAATTGAAAGCACAATTGTCAATGTTATTGCAAAAACTATGGTTCAAGGTTATGAAACATGGGAGAAAGCAGTATATGAAACACCAGTAGGTCAATATAGAGTTTATATTGGTTTAAAAATGGGTGTTGGTGACGCTAACAGATTAGCAGAATATATTGCTGAAAATGCAAATAATGATGTTGACATAAACGAACTAGCAGAAAATGCCATCGAGGAGGTTCTATAAATGATTACAGTTTACAGTAAACCAAACTGTACCTATTGCGAAAAGGCCAAGTATTTACTAAAGACTCTTGGCCTAGAGTATGAGGAAAAGATTGTGACCAAAGATTTATCTGTTGATGAATTATATGAGGTGTTATCAAAACAAGTTAGAACTATACCACAAATCGTAATAAACGGTACACATATAGGTGGTTATAACGAGTTAAAAGAACATTTTATTAATGAAGGAAAGATAAATTTTAAAGGTGAAAAAATCTAGCACAAATATATAAATAGTAGTATGATTGATTTTCAAAAGTACATTACCGAAGGTGTGTATGACCCAAATATATTCAAAGCATTCTTTCTAGCAGGGGGTCCTGGTTCAGGTAAATCATGGGTATCTGAAAGAACATTATCAGGTATGGGATTAAAGGTTATNAATAGTGATAATGCTTTTGCAGCTGCTTTAAATAAAGAAAANATGTCATTAAATATGGCAACACANGATGCTAAAGAGATTGCAAGGCGTGATGAGATAAGGTCAAAGGCAAAAGCAAGAACTGGTGTACAGTTAAAACTTGCGTTAGAAGGTCGTTTAGGTCTTATATTAGACAGCACAGCGAGAGATGTCTCAAGAATAGAATCAGAAGCAAACACAATGAAACATATCGGTTATGATGTTCATATGGTGTTTGTGAATACAAGTTTAGAAGTTGCTCTTAAAAGAAATCAGATGAGAGCTAGAAAAGTGCCAGACGCTATAGTAATACAAAATCACAGACAAGTACAACAAAACATAGGTAAATTACAAAATTTATTTGGTACAAGTAATTTTATTATTGTAGATAATAATAAACCTGCTGAAGATGTAAATCCTAGTGTATATAAAGCAATTCGAAGAATGGTTACTAGAAAACCCACATCATATCAGGCCGTGTCATGGATCAAAAGAGAACTACAAAAAAGAAAGAGATAAAGTACTTTCACGAAGAACAAGCCAAAGAGGAAGAACTACTTAACATCGGCCTCAAAGAATCAAGAAGAGCAAAACAAGAAAGATTGGATAGAGAAAAAAATGGGAAAGTTAATAAAATTTCCAGCACATAGAGTTGTTTATAATAACGAACCTATAAGACCTGAACTATCAGAAAAAGAAGCAAGACAAATTAAAGAAGATAAATTTGTTGAGCAAATAACTGAAAGTTTAATTTTAGATATTATTCATGTACTTCAAGAAAATGTTGTTGAGACTAAAACAGATGTATTTTTAAGAGACTTAGCAATAGTGATTGAATCTATTAAAGGTTTGTTAAAAAGAGACTTTGGTAGAAGTCATCCAATGCAAAATATTTCCGATTCTATTGCCAAAATTCATATGTTAAAAGATGGTAGAAAAGTTACCGATATTAATTACAATAACATTATTGTTAGAAATAAAAAAGAATCTAAACAAAAAGAAGATGAAAGACAACAAGAACTAGATATACAGTTTGATCCAGATATAAAACTGGATTAATGCTTGACATCAGGTCAATAACCTGATATAATAATATTATGACATACACAGAGAAGTTAGACCAAAAAATAAAAGCCCTCAATTCAACAAGAGTATTTAAAAAGATTACCCCCAAGTTTGATTTATCATGGTATGTAAAGTGGGTAGCAAGTGTATTCATACTTCTTGCAGTTTGTTTTAGAGCTTCTGGTGGTTATCATACACTAGATTTATATTTTAGTTTTATAGGAACATTAGGATGGTTTTGGGTTGGATATCTATGGCATGATAGGGCATTGATACTCTTAAATGGTGCCTTAGCAACCTTACTGTTTACAGGAATATTAAAGGTATTTGTATAATGATTATAGTTGACATAAATCAAATAATGATTTCGAACTTAATGGTTCAAATTAGTGGTAGAAATGCAGTTGAATTGAATGAAGAACTTGTTAGACACATGGTTCTAAATTCACTAAGAGCTCACAATAAAAAATTCAGAAAAGAATACGGTCAAATGGTTATTGCTTGTGATAGTAGTAATGTATGGAGACGAGAAATCTTTCCTAATTATAAGGCAGGTAGAAAAGCAAATAGAGCAAAATCTGAGCATGATTGGACTATGATATTTGATATACTATCTAACATCAAAAGAGAAATTAAAGAATTTTTACCTTACAAAGTTGTTGAATTAGAAACTGCTGAAGCAGATGATATAATTGCTACACTAGTTAAAAAACAACAAAGAATGGTAGGACCTAACCATGAGAAAAAGGTATTAATACTATCTGGCGATAAAGATTTTATACAATTACACAATGAATATGTTAAACAATACAATCCTGTTCTAAACAAATTTGTAGGTAAAGATGAAAATCCAAGTCTATATATTAAAGAACATATATTAAAAGGTGACCGAAGTGATGGTATACCAAATGTGTTATCTGATGATAATGTGTTCGTTGATGGTAGAAGGCAAAGACCTCTAAGCAAAAAAAAGATAAATAGTTGGGTAGAGGAAGTTTTTATGACCTTTACCGAAGAAGAACAAAAGAATTACGACCGAAATCGAAAGTTAATTGATTTAAGTTGTATACCTCATGATATTGAGGCAAATATTAATGATGAGTTTAGTAATGTTAAAGTAGCAACTAGAGATAAAATACTAGGTTACTTTATAAACAAAAAACTTAAAACTTTAATCGAAGTTATAGATGAATTTTAACTTCGAAAGAACTGTTAAGGAGATAACATGGCAATAATAAGAAGAAATCCAGACGGCACAATTGCAAGTCAAGAAGGATTTAACACACAACAAGAACCAACACAATCCCACCCAGCATTAGCAAACAGACGAGGTATGAAGGCAATGGCAGACGCCGGTAGAGCCATACCACCTCTAATGAGTGAGATTGCTATGAAAGTAAACAACGCAAAAGACAAACCTAGAAAACTTAAAGTATTAAAGGATCATAATTCGATAGCTTTAAGACAAATTTTAAAAGGTGCTTTTGATCCAAAAATAGAATGGTTATTACCAAAAGGTGATGTACCATTTACACCGAATGATGCCCCGATAGGAACAGAACATACTATCTTGCAACAAGAAGCAAAAAGATTATATATGTTTACAAAAGGTGGTGACGCTTCTCTAACACAAAACAAAAGAGAAACTTTATTCGTACAAATGTTAGAAGGACTATCTGCTGAAGAAGCAGAGTTTCTAGTAACAGTTGTAAACAAAAAAATCAATAACAAATATAAAGGTTTTACTGGCAATTTAGTAAAAGAAGCATTCGGTTGGGATGACAATTTTATGAAAAAAGAGTAAAATATAGGGGTTAATATTGCAATATACCTAGGACCCCCTACTAAAACCCTTGTTTTTCAACAGTTTAAGACACTCTTAAATCGTTGATTTTCAAGGGTTTTTTTATGCCCGAAAGTTTTAAAAGTCGCAGAAAATAAGGGTTTTTAATGCCCGAAAGTGCTTGATTTATGCTTTTTTTTAGTGTATTATATAAGTATAATAACAAAAAAGAAAGATACATTATGAAAACAAAAACTATACAAAACAAACTTTTACAATTTATATCAGATGAGATTGACGGCCAAGATTACGAGACTGTTGCCAATCTGATTAAAGGCAATCAATTTATTGCCGCTGCTAACTTCATTGATATGTTAGACACAAGTCCTAGAGATCATATGTACGACATTATTGCAAAACAACCATCATTATATAATGAAATTTTAAAGATAAATTATGAAGATGTTAGAGAAGAAGGGATTGCTTAATGAATAGAAGAAAAAGAGTATTTGACTTAGTTGTAAATCCTTTGATTTGCAATAATCTTACGCCACTTGATGAAGTGTCAATTGCAAAAGACATACCGATAAAATATTTACCTTACTTCAAAGAAGTATTTGCTCACAAAAATGCAAATAAAATTAGATATAGATATCGTGGACCATCAACTTTAACTTACAAAAGAGATCCATCTTATATTCATATGAATAATGCAGATAGATTTACACTATATTACAGATAATAAATAATAACGAAAGGCTACATTTTGACAAAACTAAATAAATACGAAAAAAAGATACTACAAGGAATCGTAGATAACCGTAAAGGTATTTACGAGACACCTAAACGAGATAGAAATAATTATAAACCTTGCAAGGAATATGATGCCGCTCTATCTTTGTTTATGAAAAAACTCATTTATGCAGAGGCAGCAAATGAATTATTAATGGAAGGTCCTGCTACACCAACGCCAAAGTTTAGATGGTTCAAGTGTAGATTATATAAACCTTATGCAACAAAAAGAGATTTAAGGAAATTACTATAATGTTTAAATTAACTTTAATTATTGCT